GGCACTACCTTTGCCCCGATAGTATTTGCTATCTTTATTAAATCAGGGATAATAGCCAATTGCTCTTCTATGCCATGGTTCATTATCTCTATAAAATAGTTTTCTTTACCCACTATCTGCTGCATGGTTGCGGCATGCTTTAATGCCGTGCTGTAATCGTTTCTAAGCAGTGCTTGAGACACTTCCCCGTTGAGACACCCAGAAAGTATTATGATGCCCTCTGAGTGCTGAGAGATTAAATCATGATCAATTCTAGGTTTTACATAATAGCCATCAGTGAAAGCTTTAGACGACATTTTTATTATGTTGTGATAACCAATTTTATTTTTAGCCAATACAGTTATATGATAAGGACCTCTTTGCTCCCATTCATTTTTTGATGGGCCCGATCTCTCTTCCTCGTCTCTATCAAACCTACTTTTTCTTGCTTGATACATCTCTGAACCAAGAATAGGTTTTACGCCGGAAGCGATACCTGCATCATAGAAGTCTAACCATGAGTGTATATTGCCATGATCGGTAGTTGCTATACCTTTCATCCCCAAAGACTTAGCTCTTTCTAAATATTCCTCAACTCTACCGTGACCATCAAGCATTGAAAAAACGGTATGATTGTGTAGGTTGGTCCAATTTTTCAAACTACAATCCTCTTTCAGTATCAGAATTGTCTAGGGCTTGATCTCTAGTTTCTCTGTATGTTATTATAACAATTCCGCCACAATATTTACATGGAACAGATTTTCCAGCTTGAGCAAATGGACTATTGTACATATAGCGCATTGGTTGATCAGACTTACACTCGGAACATATCCCTATGACATCATCTGGATCGTTAATATTGTTTGTCATTTGTCATTTTCCTTTTTGTTTTTATAAGCAAACCTTATTGGAGATGGATTTGAAACCTCTGTTCCTTCAACAAATTTATTTCCTATTGTAATCCACTTCTTTTTTTTCTCTAAATGACAATCACCACATCCAACTCCAGCTGCGTTTGCTCTTTCACATGTGTACGGTCTACCGCCGATTCCTAACTGTCTTCTTTTAATCCAATCATTAATATGGCTTGTTGATTTTTCATAATTAAAATCATCACACAAACTGAGAATGCTGTATAAAAACTTAATTGAATCTTCATTATAGGTTAATATAGAACATAAAAAAAGTCTTGATTCATGGTCTAGCTTGCCGCTTTTTTTCGCACTCTCCATGTGCCTACCTATCGCAGAACAGTTTTCTAACAATTCTTTTTCTGTAAAAACTTTCTCTGTTGCCTTTAAAGTTTTAAAAGCTGAAGATCCTTTTTTGTTAAAGTAATCTAAAAAATCTTTTGATCTTTGTTTATCAATTTCCATATCATAGGTAAAATCCCTAAACCATTCGTTGGCCTTTAGGTCAAAAGATTGTTCTTCAATTATATTATTTGATTTTGTTTTACAGTATAATTTAATATTATCTAAACTAGAAAATAATATATCTTTTGATATTAAATTTTTATATAAACCAGTCTCCTGGTGTATAGAACCTGGGTATCTCCACATTCTTCTTGCGTCATATACGCTAAAATCTATTGATTCTATATTTAAATTTGATTTAATCTTAGTTGCAATATATCTAAAGATATTAGGTAGGGCGTTAGATGGATTTATCCCGAGTGCTATTGATTCACACTCAATATGAAAACCCTTTTTACCAGTAAAGTATACTAATAAAGATTTTTCTGGTATATATTTTTCTAAATATGAATACAAAACTTTGCATTCGTCCCAGGATTTATTGGGATTAGAATTATCTAAATCGAAATATAATGACCCAAGCCTTATCGCTTCATTTATATTTGAAGAGTTATAATGCCAGATAGAAGTGTAAATGCCAACATTTTCGTATTTTTTACAATAGTTATCCATATCATATATAGAAGTAAATCTTGGATTTTCTCCATCTTTATCTCTAATAATTCTAGACAAAGATGGAACATACTTTGCTGTTTCAACAAGATTCCATGAACTTAAATACTTTGTTGGATCGGTTGGAATTTTCATAATATCTTTTTTTTATTTTCTATATTATTTATATTACAAATTATTATTTTATTATCATTATCCATTAGGCTACTATTAGTTCTATAGTAAACAGATTCTGATATAAGATATTCTAAATGATTTAAAAGATAGTTTCTTCTTTTAATTCTTTTTTCCGGTTCCATCTTTTCTCCATATTGGATTTATCAAATCGCTATCTTCTATTATACTATGTATTTTCGATGCGATGTTGTCCGCAATGTGAACAATGTAATCTAAGTAAGTTATAGGATATGTTTCTGGAACTGGTGACCATGGACCCAAATGACATCTAACCAATCTTAGTATTGATTGAACAATGTCTTCTGATAGATACAGAGTAGAAGACTCTAACTCTGAAGCAAACTGCTTATCGCTTTTTTGGCAGTTTGAAATAAACTTTCCAACAGTGTAGGGGTGCATTGGATCATATTCAAATTTATCTGAATCCATATTCTTTATGCCCTTACAAACATCATGTAGAAGGCATGCGGATATAACTATATCTTTTTCTTCCAAAGAAAGATTATAGGATTCACAAAGAAGACTGGCTATTCTGACCACTCTTTTGGTATGAAGGACATTTCCTCCTTCACCATGCTCATCTGCTGGGTGATATTTTCCGCTAAAGCTTGATGGTATCTTCCAAAAGGAATCAGCTTTTATTAATATGGATCTAATAAAAGATCTTATACTTTCGTCATTGATTAAATTAATTTCATTTAAAATAGAATCTAACATTTCGTCTTCAGAGGATAGTGAACTATCTTCTTTCTGACCCGTTAAGATATCATCGAGTATTGATTTAGTCATTATTTTTATCCTTTTTCCATCCATCCCATTTTGAACACGGTGTATCAAACGGGCACTTTTTACAGTATGTTATAAGCCCTCTTTTGGGGGCAAATATTTCGGTAGCCAATAACTTTTCATGCCATAGTTCTAAATTGCTAATATCAGAATCTGAAACTATAAATTCAAAAAAGTTTAAATTTTGGCTCATTAAATCTATAATTCCAAATTTTACTTCAGACATTCTTTCTGGGTGCCTAGTTTGAAAACCTTTATATAGTGCAGCAAAGTCAATTTTATATTGATCTCTATTGCTTTGTTTGTAATTAAACATTAATTTAATAACATAAAAAATTTTATCTTTATATAGAATAACATCAAAAGTATCTGATATATTATTCCCATTTTTTCCTGGAACAAAATAATCATCGGCAATCGCTACCGGAATATAATTTGAATCACTATATTTTTCATAAAACATTAACAAAGATGCGGCGGCTTTTGAGGTTAGGCTAGACATATTGCCATACGCCGTTTCGTGTTGCTCTGTTACAATGTCATATGAGGTTGTGCCTTTGGGGAACCACATTTTTTCCCATCTATTTAAAAGTGCTGAATATGAGGGTACAATACCAGACTGTTTTTTAAAAAAGAAAAAATAAATAATATTTTTTATAGTATTTTCAAATTTATTTGTATAAATATCTCTTGAATATATTTTTTCTGGAGCTTTTTCTAGATGCCTATAATCATAGAGTCTCTCACATATTTGAAAATCTTTAAGACCATTTACTGTAATGTTTGCCATTAGTGAAAATCCTTGCCGCTTAATAAGTCATCAAGCAATGAGTTGGATGAAGTATATGAACTATCTGTTACTGGTTCATATTCTTCATATGTTTTTTTGTAATCGACATACTTAACCAAAGGTGGATCATGAAGAAATGACGAACCAGTAATTCTATTTTTGGGTATCTGAAGCTGCATGATGTTTTCATCTTCTGTTTCATCATCTGTTGCTAGTCTTTTTTCGGTCAAGAAAATTGTAACCGCACACTTTTGTTGAATCGTCAATGACCCACCAGTATCAGACTGCTGAACAACCTCACGCTTTTCTTTCATTCTATTCGCATTTTCTTGTGCCGTAATAATAAGCGCACAGTTCATATCTCTAGCTAATTTTTCTAAGCGAACCATCATCTCTTCAAATTCACTCCATCTTGGCTTGCCCTTGCCCCTAGTAAACATTGATTGTATAGTATCAATTATAACTATATCCGGCATCATGGAGTTCTGGCCTATTATATCTCTGAGCCAAAATTCTAGATCTTCAAAATATGGAGTATCGGGATCATGCCTAACCATTAATCTATTGCCCCAACTAGAAAGCTTTGATTTAAAAATTTCTAAATATTTAGATCTTTCATCTTCGGACCATTTAGATGCTTCTAGGTATACATTTTTTTCTATTATCTGTGTCATTAGAATTCTTTCCCAGTGCCCAATTGCCTCTTCAAAATTTATATAAAGAACTCTATACCCATTGTCTAGCCAATTATTGGCCAAACACTTCGCAAATGTACTTTTTCCTTTTCCTGAAGCTGCTATAATTGCGTGAACTGCGCCTCTGAAAAAACCACCCTCATCAGTATACCCCATAGCCCTATTGAGAGCCTTAAACTGTGTTGGTAAGAAACTAGGAATGTCTAATAGGGAATCAACTCTTTCAATTATGTCAAGACCAGTCGTTACTTTATCTAGGGGATTGTATTTAATTTGATTTTCTAATTCCCTAATTTCCGACGTAAGAGTTTGAACTCGCGAAATATCTTCTTCGGTTTTAATACCTTTTTGAGTAAGAATATTTTGTAGTTCTTGCAAATAATTAATTTGTTTTCTTTTATTTGCTTTATGTTTAATCAATTCTGCTATAGCATCAGGACTAGATAATTCTATTGTGTTAAGAATGTCCAACATTATTGTGATCCCAGGATTGCCGCCCAAAGCCTCGTATATATTAGAATCACTTTGCAACCAAGATTTAAAAGCTATTGGATTAACTATATTTAAATTAGTTGCTTTGTAAAAAGATAAAAGGGCTACATAAAATTCATTGATTCCTTTTTCTCCATGAATTGTACCAACAATTTGTTCCGGAAGATTGTCATAGAAATACGATATGGCACCCTCGTGCCTAATGGCCAATGCAAATATCTGATACTCTAAAGGTACAGAGTCTTTATTTATTTCGCTTGTTGGTTCCATTTTCATTTCTTTTTTGTTTTGCTAATCTATATGCTTTTTTTCTATATTCAGAATTTTTTTTCTTAACCATTTTATAGGCTGTTGTATCTATAACTTTATTTTTAGGTTTATCTTTTGGAATAAATGGGCTATGCCTAATTGCTTCTATCATTCTTTCAAAAACAGACTCTTCAGTTAGCTTATCATTATACCTGAAAACAACAAGTGCAATTCCGTTTTGCTTGCAAAACTCCATTTTTTTAATATCTCTTTGGAGTGCTTCCTCAAATTCATATTTGGAATCAAAAAATCTTTGAGTATAAAAGAAATGTTGTCTACCGTGATATTCGGCGGCAATCTGATAACTAGGGCAGTAGACATCTAGCTTAAGTCTATCTCCAATATGAAATTCATTAATTATCTTTTCGCCAGGAAGTAGCTTTTGCATTATTGCAGTTAAAGCTGTTTGTCCTCTAGACATTTTCTTTTTAGAATTTTTTAACCAATTTAAACCTAATCTATTTATTTCTTTATTTAATTTGTTTATATTCCATCCAAGCTCTTTGCATATCTCAGACAAAGACATAGATGTATCAAATAAAAGATCGGTTAAATGCTCTACTTCTTCTCTATCTTGAGAGTCATTGTGCATGGGGGGGACTTGTTAATTGATTATTGCTATCCTTTGTAAAGTTTAAAGTTTTGCCTAAATCAATGATAGACATATCTAGTTCATTCCATATCTTGTGGGACAAAGCTAGTCCCAATGAACTACAGTCTAACAAGCAGTATTGTACTTTGTTATTTAATTTTGCTAATTGATCAAATATTTCGTCGTATTTTTTATACATACTTCCATATGATATGTTGATAACATTTTCTTTTAGTCCAAGTACATTGGAGATTCTTTTCTGATCATGCAAAGAAACAACTACAGAAGGTGTATTTTTAATGTAAAAAGAAATAACAGAATCAAATACTGGTTTATTATTTTCAAAATAATATTCAAATGCATTTGGATAATGATAATATATTTCTTTATTTAATCCAATCGTAGAATATTTTCCATCTTGCACTTCTTTCATTAAATCATACGAAACGTTTTTCATTACTCTGTCACCAGAAAGATTGATGGAATTAATTATTTCTTTAGAAACATTTGGTGGAAATGATTTTTCATTTTTTTTATTCAATCCTATAATTGAAGATTTAGATATATTAATGAATGCAAATTTTTTATCACTGTTCATTAAACCTGTTAATTGAATAAGGGATTTATTTATATTTTTCATATTTACTCCTTAAAGTCCAAAGTTTCCCCAGTTTATTAAAACTGGATTTTTATCTAATATAGAATTAATATGAGATAAGTTATGGTATTTACCACCATCTATCTCAGAATATCTTTTATATTTTTTTTGCTTATCTTCATCAAAGATATATCCGAGATGCTGCATTACGAGACCAGAATTTATCCAAAAATTTCTTCTCTTGATCCATTCTGATACGTATGTTGGTTCAGACCCACACGCCAATGCTCTGTCATTAAACTGACCACCAGGTATGAATCTAAATATTCTCGAACTATTATTTGGTGCCCAAAGTTTATCTACTCTATATTTAGTTTCATCCCACATGTGATAGAACCTAACATTAACCACATCTTGTTCAGAGGAATCTAAGACTGTTCTTATGTCAAGAGAATTAAGATTATCTAATCTGTAAAGCATCTCGTCGCAATCTATCGCTATAATCCAATCGCCCGGACTAGCATGTTTTTCTAGATTAGACCAGGCAGCTGTTCTTAGTCTTCCCTCGTGAACTGCAAATGTTGGTTCTGTAGTTTTATATACATGCGCATAATCTGATGCTATACCAGCGGTGTTATCTTCTGAGCAGTCGTCAGTAAAAACAATTTCATCAACTTGATTTGATATTCTACTTAATACATTTTTTAAGAATCTATCTTCTTCATTTCTTCCGACTATTTGAGCAATAATTTTTTGTTTAGACATTTTTATCCCTAAATAAAGGGGGTGATAGTTATTAAACTACCACCCCCTATCCAATAATAATTAGCTTTCTACTTGCTCTCTTGCTTCAACAGCCGTAATGCGTTGAACATCAACATCTTTAAACAAGAGTTCTCCACGAGTTCCAGTCAACTTGCGGGAATTGCTAGATGCAATCTTCTGTGCCTCAGCTACAGTAGGTGCCTTAACAATTGAAGTTGTTGTAATTGTGAAGTATTTGAATTTATTTTCAGCCATTAGTTTTCCTTTCGGCTATTTATGTTATTGGTTTATATTGCACTTATATACTACATCCTAAAGCATGCGCGATGCAAGTTGTTCTGCAAGTTTTAATTAATTTTTTCCACTAGCCAACTCTTTAACCGGCCAATAATAATCTAAGTTGTTGGGTTCATCAAAATATTGCGAATAATATTCATAGTCTTTGCGAAGTAGATTAGATCTATGTGATCTATGAAATTCTTCTAAGCCGAACCAAGGTGGCATAGTCGCAGAATCAATATCGACATCCTCGTACTGCATAGTGTTTTTGTACCCTCTATTAACCCATTCTTGAATGGTGTAATTTTGATACAACTGCAGGGCGGCTTCGTAACCCTTCCACATCAAGGTCACTGGATGATTACGCCATCCTTTTGTTGGCGTACGATCAAGTAGGATATTTAGAACTTGAAATGTTTCTACGCGCTGCTTTCCAAGTCTACGATAATCCAAAACTTGAATTGATTTTTGTAAATTTGCATAGGGTAAAAATGTTTGCATTGTATCTAGTCCAATTCTAAAGGCATCACTATTATTGGAGTTTGGTCGCCAATCCAAGCCCCAATGCAATTATACTCAATGTATTCTACCGCTTCTTCATGAGTCATTCCATCCCTAGCTGTGCAAACAGATATCATTTTTTCCCAAGAATAAACAGCTAATAAAGGTTCATTTATTCTTTG